CGTAGATATGCTCCAAGGATCTATGCTTCGCAAAATAGAGCACTTACAGCAGATGATTACGAAACTTTAATTCCAACAAGAATTTATCCTGAAACTGAGTCTATTTCTGTTTTTGGCGGTGAAGAGTTAATTCCTCCTCAATATGGAAAAGTATTCATTAGCATTAAACCAAGAACTGGTGATTTTTTACCAAATCTTGTAAAACAAAATATAAAAAATAAATTAAAGAAATTTGCTGTTGCTGGTATTGTTCCAGAAATACTTGATCTTAAATATCTTTACATCGAAGTAGACTCAAAAGTATACTACAATACAAATAAAGCAGAATCATCTGCACTTGTATCGTCTGTAGTTCAAAATAATGCTAATAAGTATGCTGAATCGACTGAACTTAATAAGTATGGCGCTAGATTTAAATATAGCAAGTTTTTAAAAATCGTTGACGATAGTCATGAATCAATCACTTCTAATATCACCACTCTTCGCATGAGGAGAGATTTAAGAGTTGTCTTAAATGCTTTTGCTGAATATCAAATTGGTTTTGGTAATAGGTTCCAAGTTAAAGATCCTGCTGGATTCAATATTAAAACATCTGCCTTTAAAATAGATGGTATCTCTCAAGATGTCTATCTTGGAGACTTACCAAGATCTGACAGAGAAACAGGAACACTCTTTCTCTTTACTCTTCCTAATGTTGGATCGCAATCTCCATCAATCCTAAGAAGAAATGTTGGTTTTATTGATTATGTAAATGGTGTTATAACAATAAATCCTATTAATATTCAAGGTGGTATGTTAAAGGATGGACAGACAATTATAGAAATTGAAGCAACTCCTAATTCTAACGATGTAATCGGATTACAGGATCTTTATTTGCAACTAGATATAAGTAACAGTAATTTTGAAACTGTTGTGGATGAAATTTCTTCGGGATTAGATCCTGCAGGATCTAATTATATTGTAACCTCAAGTTATCCAAATGGTAATCTTGTGAGAGAAGGTGGAAGAGGATCTATTGTAAGAACCTCTACACCAACTACAGCAACTTCTAGACCTACCACTACTACCCCAACCACAACAACATCTGTACCTTCAACTACCGTTAGCACAACTGGATCATCGACAGGTGGATCTGGATCAGGCGGCGGAAGCGGTTACTAATCAATAGAGATAAAATGTCAGAGAAAAGAATTCAGATCAACTCCGTTGTAAAAAATCAAGTCCCTCAGTATGTAAGGGAGGACTTTCCATTAGTAACCGAATTTTTAAAACAATATTATATCGCGCAAGAATATCAAGGAGCTCCCCTTGATTTACTTCAAAATATTGACAAATATGTCAAAATTGATGAAACAACAAACTTATCCACTTCTGTGGGATTAAGTACTGTTATTAATTCTTTTGAAAATGTTATAAATATCGATCTTTCAAAAAATCCTGCCGGAACTGATGGATTTCCAGATTCATATGGACTTTTAAAAATTGATGATGAAATTATTACATATACAGGTAAAACAAAATCATCTTTTACTGGATGTGTTAGAGGATTTAGTGGAATTACTTCATATTCATCTCCTTCTAATCCTGAACAATTAGTATTTGATACAAGCGTTGGCGCTGCTCATACTTTTGGTTCTAAAGTTGAAAATTTATCAAATTTATTTTTAAAAGAGTTTTTACATAAAACAAAAACCCAAATTTTACCTGGACTAGAAAATCGTGAATTAAATCAAAATTTAGATCAAAAAGTTTTTCTTAAAAATTCAAAAGATTTTTATCTTAGTAAAGGAACCGATAGATCTTACGAAATTTTATTTAAGGCACTCTACTCAGAAAATGTTAAAATTGTAAGACCTGGTGAATTTTTATTCACTCCATCAAATGCTCAATATAATGTAACAAATGATCTAGTTGTTGAACCGATTTCGGGAGATCCTGTAAATCTTGAATTAATGACCTTGTTCCAGGATGCATATGAGGATCAAGAAAAAGCATATGCTCCAATTTCTAATGTTGAAACTATAATTACGGGAACTGGTCAAACATTTTATAGACTAAGCGTAGATGCTGGATCTAATAAAGATATTAGAGTAGATGGGTCAATTTATGGGGCATTTGGAGTTCAATCTAAGACAAGACTCATCGGTAACGCAGGTATAGGTCTGACTGTTCTTGATGTTGATTCAACTATTGGGTTTGCAACTAGTGGTGATCTATTCGTAAAATTTAATGACAATACAACTGGAGTTGTTTCATATACTTCAAAATCAAACAATCAGTTTTTTGGTGTTACTGGAGTTGATAAGGAGATTCTCGACTCTGCCATAATAGGAATAAACACTTTTGCTTATGGTAGATCAAATAGCAATTTTGATGAAACTATTACTGTAAGAATTAATAATGTAATTGCTGATTGTGAACATCCTGACACATATCAACAAGGAATAAATGATACTATTTTAATTAAAACTTTAGGTATAGGTAATACAACATTTAAATTTAATAATTGGTATTATAATACTGCTCCATCTTATAATATTTCAGATTTTTCATTAATTGATGCTTCAGATAATACGTTTAGAATTTATTTTGATAAAGATCATTATTTTAAAGTTGGTGATAGATTAACTATCAATGGAAATGTTTCTGGGGATAAACCATTAGCAACTGTAACCAAGATTATTACAGAGAGATCTGTTTTGATAAAGGGTCAAGGAGAATTAAGAAGCACTGAGAGTTTTATTGCAAAAAGATCTCTTTTAAAAGCAGAATCAAATAATTTTCCAGGGGCTGTAGTATATACTGCAAACGTACAAAATTTATATAAGAAAAAATACGAGGATGATATAATTGTATCTTCATCTTCTATTCCATTTTATAATGCTAATTCTCTGAATGCAACATCTAGATCAGTAGAATTTTCAGGAACATTTATTGGCAGTGAATTTGAAATTCTTCTTACTGGAGATCATGGTTTCTATACTGGAGATGCATTATATTACACGCCTGAAATAATTGAAGAAACAAGCACTAATAGGCAGACAGGGATAACAACATCCAAAAATGTTCTTGGTAGTGCCCTTTTTGATGGTAACGATGGTGGTGAGGGTTTATATTTTGTAGAGAGAGTTTCGCCTAGAAAAATTAAACTGGCAAAAAGTAGAACTGAATTGTATAATTCAAACTACATCTCACTTGATAGTGCTACTCCTGTCTCGAACAATAAATTTGATCTATATGATTTTAGAAAAAGAACTCTTGAAACACAAAAACTCTACAGAAAACTGCTGCCCCCAGTAGCAGCAGATAGTGACAATGTAACTAATCCAGGACAAACTGGTATTTTAATTAATGGTGTTGAAATTCTTAATTACAAATCAAAAGATGTTGTAAAATATGGTGAAATAAAAAAGATAGATGTATTAAGTGGTGGTGATAATTACGATGTAATAAATCCTCCAATTCTTAGTATTAATGACTCAGTGGGCACAGGAGCGACTGGCACTATTTCTGTCTCTGGTAGTTTAGAGGAAATCAGATTAATAGATCCTGGATTTGATTATGAAGAAGTGCCTAAGATTACAATTTCAGGTGGTGGTGGTTCTGGTGCCAATGCGTCTGTTTCCCTTAGAAGTGCTGAACACAAAATTTCATTTAATGCGGATGCAGTTGCAGGAAATGTAGGTTTAGGAACAACAGGAAGTCTTCCATCGACTATTGGGTTTGGAACATTTCATAAGTTCAAAACTGGGGAAAAAGTTCTTTATATCTCAGAAAATCAAACAGTAGTTGGAGGTCTTACTACTAATACATCTTATTTTGTATCACAAGTTGGATTAACAACAATAAGATTGCATCCGTCACAAGGTGATGCTGTATCTGGAATAAACACAATTGTATTATCTTCTTTTGGTTCTGGTGTTCAATTTATCAAAGCGATTAAAAATAAAAAATTAATCGAGTCTATAACTATTCTTTCTAGTGGTGAAGGGTATCGTAATAATAAAAGATCAATTACTCCTGCGGGAATCAATACTGCATTAAATGTTTTTAACGTAGTAAATCATGATTTTAATTCTGGTGATATTATCAATTATACTTGTAATGGGACATCACCAACTGGATTAACAACAAATACTCAATATTATATCACAAAAGTTGATAATGATAATTTTAAATTATCTAATGTAGGAGTTACCACCAATAAAGATATTTTCTATAAAACAAAACAATATTTAAATATTGAATCTGTTGGTGTAGGAACTCATATCTTTAACTATCCTGATATTGAAGTAACATTAACTGGAAGAGTTGGTTTAGCATCAACCGGTAACACAAATTTTGAAGCACAAATTCAACCCATCTTCAGAGGTCAAATTACGTCAATCGATTTGACGCAAAATGGTGTTGGATATGGAGCATCTGAAATAATTAATTTTGAAAGACTCCCTAGTATCACTCCTGGTATTGGATCAGACGCGCAATTAAAACCAATTATTAAAAATGGTGCAATAGATGAGATAGTGGTCGAAAATAGTGGATCTGGATATTTTTCAATTCCAGATGTTTTGATAAGCGGTAGTGGAGTTGGAGCTGTTCTTACTCCTGTGCTTAAAACCGTTGGATCAGGAAGCACAGAAACAAAAGCAATAGATTACGTTAAAGTAATTTCAGGTGGTAAAGATTATACACAAGATAGCACAGAAGTTACAATTGAATCTGTAGGTTCAGGTGCTCAATTATATCCACTTTTACAAGAATGGAGAATTAATTTAGTCAACAGATTTTTTGAAACAGCAAAAATTACATCTGATGATGGTTTTATTACTAGAGGGTTAAATAGTGCCTATGGTCTACAATACGCTCACTTATACGCTCCTAGACCCCTTAGAGAGAGCGTTCATCCTAGCGATCAAGTTGGCAATGTAATATACAGAAAAAATGACATCGTTAAGGTTAATGGAATTGAAGTTGAGTCTGCAAATCATTCGCCAATTATTGGATGGGCATATGATGGAAACCCAATCTATGGACCTTATGGATTTTCAAATAAAGATGGTGGCGTTGTTACCCAGATGAAATCTGGATATATTGAAGATTCTCTTAGTAAGGTTCAAAGACCTCCAATCACGATTTTCCCAGGTGGTTCTTTTATTGAGGACTATACCTATAAAAAAATAGTTGATGAATCAGTTCTTGATAAAAATAATGGAAGATTCTGCATTACTCCAGAATTTCCTAATGGCACCTACGCATATTTTGCAACTATTGATGACTCTCTTGCTCAAGGTCAAGGATCAGTATTTTCTGGATATAAATTACCTGTATTCCCTTATCTAATAGGAGAGTCATATCACTCTAAACCAGAATCTTTCAATTTTACTCCAGATTCAAATCAGGATGTTTATAAAATTGAAGAATTTGATTATTGTAGAAATACTGAACCATATAATTTAATTGATGGTGATGTATCGTATTCATACATCACGACTCCTAATAATCTTAATCAAAAAGTTGAAGTTTTATCCGTAACTCCTGGCAAGGTTGAAAACATTGGTATAGAAACTGGTGGAGATGGTTACAAAATTGGTGATAAAATTATATTTGATAATATAGGTACAAAAGGAACTAATGCGATTGCTAAAGTTGCAACTTTAAAAGGTAAAACAGTTGAAAGTGTAAGTGTAGCTACAAGTTCTATTAGTGGTGTTGAAATTTATCCAATATCAAAAGATAGATACCTCATATCAGCTGATAATCCTCATAACTTTAAAAAATTTGATAATGTTGTCATAACAGGATTATCAACTACTTCTTCTAAAATTGAAGGATTCTATTCTGCAGGAATTTCTTCAAACAGATTAACATTAGTTGGCGTAGGAACATTATCCTCAGGAATTGGTTCAGTTGCAGCAACTGGAATTGTTACTCATGTTAAAGTCACCGGTAATTTAGATTATCCTCAAATAAAAGAAAATGATATTTTAGGTATTGGGACAGAACAAGTAAAAGTATTAAATGTTGATACATTAAATTCAAGAATTAGAATTCTTAGAGGTATCAATGGTGTGGTGGGTGCATCTCACACTATTACAAGCATCCTTCTTGAAGACCCAAGAAGACTAACCATATCCGCAGGATTTAATACAACGTATGCTCCAAGATTAAATAAACAGATTTATTTTGATCCCTCTGAAAGTGTAGGACTTGGAACAGCAGTAGGAGTTGGAATTGGATCTACGATTGTATTCTCAAATCCAGGTGCTGGAATAACTCAGGTTGATATTCCAACCAAAGGAATTTATATTAAAAATCATGGACTTAAAACTGGAGATCAACTTACATACTCCCCTGGAAATGGTAGCGGCATTGAAGTTCTTAATATCGTTGGCGCTGCATCTACTCTTATAGACAATCAAACTTTATTTGCAGCAAAAATTTCAAATGATGTAATTGGTGTTGCAACAGTTAAAGTTGGAATAGGAACTACTGGAACTTTTGTTGGTATCGCATCCACTCAAAGAAATGTAAGTACCCTTTTCTTTACTGGTTTTGGAACAGGAGTTTATCATAATTTAAAAACAAATTTCTCTGTTATCACTGGAAAATTACAAAGAAATACCGTTACTGTTCAGACTAAAGAAGCTCATGGTATTGAAGGTAGGCATGAAGTTGACATTAATGTAAGTCCATCAATTTCAACCACAGTAACAATTAAATATAATGACTTTAATAGAAGAGTAATAGTAAATCCTAAAGATTTTGTTGCTTCTGGTGTTAATACTTCAACTAATTCAATTTCGATTGATAATCATGGATTTGAAAGTGGTCAAAAAATTATACACACCGCTTCTATTCCAGCAGGAGGTCTTACAGATAATAAAATTTATCATATTGTAAAAGTCGATGAAAATACTTTTAAACTTTCAAATACTGAATATGATTCAAAATTAGAAAAACCAGTAATTGTTGGATTAACTAGTGTTTCCTCGGGGACCATCAATTTAATTAATCCAAAAATTGATGTTTATAAAGATTCAACAGTAGAATTTGACCTTTCTGATTCATCTTTATCATATACTAATCAGGGGATTAGTTATCCTGCATATGAATTTAATTTCTACCTTGATGCAAATCGCAATTCAATTTGGAATACAAGTTTTAATAATAAAACTTTTGAAGTAACAAAAAGTGGTAGAGTTGGTATCGATACTAATGCAAAAGTGTCTTTAACGGTAAATTCTGATATTCCTGAGCAACTTTTCTATTCTTTAGATGTTATTGAAGAAAATGACGTTCCAGAAGTAAAAAGTGGTATTGTTACAGATACTAATGTTATTTCTCATAATCAAATTGAAGTTAAAGAAAGTCTTTATAATGGAAGATTTGCAGTGTCTCTTGGTGCTACAAATGCATTTAGTTATTTTATTGAAAAAATTCCAGAAAAAGTATCTTATGCAGGGACAACTTCAAAATTAAATTATACAACTGATTGCACACATACCAATGGACCCATCAATTCATTTGATATAATTGATGGAGGAACAAATTATTATTCGGTCCCAGGTATTTCAACTGTTGTTGGAGTAGGCACGACTGATACTGGATCTGGAGCAATCTTATCTGTCGAAAGTAAATCAATTGGTCAGATTAAAAATACAAAGTTACTTAATATTGGATTTGATTTCCCCTCAGATCCAACATTAAAACCAAGTACAAATATACCTCAAGTAGTAACTATAGAGTCACTAAACTCTTTGGAATCTGTTGGTATTGTGTCTGCTGGTAGAGGATATACAGTAGCACCAAAACCTGTTGTTATTGATTCTGTAACTAAAAAACACGTTAAAGATGCTGATCTTGTTTATGATCTAGGTGACACCAATGTTAAAATTCTTAATAACGCTAGAGGTATTAGCAACGTAAATCCAATCATACGTCCAAGTCAAAATAGTAACGGAATCGGTATCGGAACAGTTGGATTTAATACAGTCACTCAAAATGTTACTGTAGGTCTCAACACTGGATTTAGTACAGGAGATACTTTCCCACTAAGAGTTGGAGACAAGGTTCTTATCGAGGGAGTCAGTATAGGTATTGGATCTACAGGTCTGGGATATAACTCAGAGGGTTATGATTTTAAATTATTTGAAATTACAGAAGTCGATGAAAATATTGGTGGAATTGGATCGGTAACTTATAACATGTCAGGTGATCTACCAAGTGGTATTCTATCTCCAGGATTATACGATTCAGCTAATTCTGTTGGTGCAAGAATTATTCCAGAAAGGTATTTCCCAACATTTAGTTCTATTCTCAAACAAAATGAATTCTTTAATGGTGAAATTGTAAAGAGTGACTCTGCAGAGGGCATTGTTAATTTCTGGGACAAAAAAACTAACACATTAAGAATTGAATCAAATCAAGTTTTTGTTGAAAATGAAGTAATCAGAGGATCTGCTTCGAGAACAGAAGGATTAGCAATATCAATTAGATCATATGAGTCTTATCTCAAGATGGGTGCTATATCTAAAACACTTAGAGGTCATCAAGATGATTCTGGATTCTTAAATACAAATCTGCAAAGATTACAAGATAGTGATTACTATCAAACATTTGCATATTCATTAAGTTCAAGAGTTCCTCTTGAAACTTGGAATGATGTTGTCTCATCAACAAATCATACTCTTGGATACAAAAAATTTGCCGATTATCAATTAGAATCAGTTTCTAGCGTAAGTGTTGGAATTTCAACCGATCAAACAGCGTTAGATCAAATTATTGATGCAGTTGGCATTGCTGATTTTAATTGCGTGTATGATTTTGATTTAGTAAGTGAAAACTTCTTAAATGTTGGATCTAGAGTATTATCTACTGAAATTAGATTTGCAAGCAGGGTTCTTCAAGATTTTCTTGAATCTGTTGGAAATAGAGTTCTTTCTATTGATGATATAAGTTCTCAATTCAATAGTTCTCCAAGAGCAACTGCTTTCAGTATTGCTAATACTTTTCCACTGAATTCAAGAAGAGCATTGAAATATATCACATATGTAAGAGATACTAGATTTACTGCACAAAGACAATTAATGATTGTTGATTTAATTCATGATGGTGCTGTTGGTTATATTAATCAATATGGAAGAGTTGAAAGCACTTATGATCAAGGATCATTTGACTTCACCGTTTCTGGAACAGATGGCCAGTTGCAATTCTTCCCAACCAAGTTCAAAGTTAATGATTATCAAATTGCTGCTATTTCGTACAACTTAGATGATAATTTACTAAGCACCGGAATTACTGCAATAGGTCCATCTATTATTGAAACCGATAGTAAAACCATCGGTTCTGGAATCGGAGCAACGACAATCGTTAGTATTGCTAGCACTCATAATTCTGTCAAGGTTTTAGTTGAAATCACCCCCGATATTAATACCACTGAATTTGAATATAATAATCTTAACATTGTTCATAATGGAACTGATATTGAATTACTAGAATATGGTCAGTTAACTACGACTGGTAGTAACGACGATGCAGATGTTGGTCTTGGAACTTACAGTGCTGCAATCAACGGATCAAATCTTGAAGTAATATTCCATCCTAACTCAGGTGTTGGTATTGGTACAACAGGTGTAGTTAATACCATTCAAGTTGGTTTAGCAACTGCAGGTATTACTGGCATTGGAACTCATAATATGAAACACGCCAGAATTGAAGCAAGAACCACAAGTATTGGATCATCAACTTCACCTGGTATTCATACAGTTGCTTCTTATCCCGACACTTATGATGTTGCATACTTTGTTGCTCAGGTTGCCGATACTACGAATAATCAATATATGATGAGTGAAATCGTTGCAGTTGATGATTTTACTAATGACGGAACCACTCCTGAAACGTATGATACTGAATTTGGTGAAGTTGGAACTTCTGTTGGTCTTGGAACATTTGGTACAAGAGTTTCTGCTGCTGGAACAACAGAATTAACATTTACACCTGCTGCTAGCATCAATACAGTTGTAAATGTTTATATGAATGCAATAAGACATCAGGATGATAGTAAAGATGAAATTGATTTTAACAATGCGGTAATTGAATCTGGATTTGCAACATATGAGGGAACTGAAAAAGACATTAAGAGATCATTTGAATTAAAACATGAAACCACTCCAATTTTTGAAAGACCATTTGAGGGTAATGATTCAAATATCATAAATCTTACAACTAATACAATTACAATTCCAAACCACTTCTTTGTTACTGGTGAAAAAATTGAATATAAGCATGCTGGTGCAGGATCTACCATGGCAATTGGTATTGCAAGCACTACATTTGTTGGTGTTGGAACTACAACTTCACTTCCAACTGATTTGTTTGTAGTAAAAGTAAATGATGATGAAATTAAAATTGCTTCTAGTGCAGAAAATGCATTGAAACCTGTACCTGAATCTGTTGACATTACAAGCGTTGGAATAGGAACCTCTCATAGATTTGTAGCTACAAATAAAAATGCAAAAGGATTAATTGCTGTTGATAATGTAATTCAGTCTCCAGTCGTTTCTACTGCGGTTACTACGACACTTGCAGATACATTATTCACTACTGATGATATTGTTAAGTTAACAGGAATTACGTCAATTTCTGGTAGTGATTTAATAAAAGTAGGAAATGAGATACTAAGAGTTGATGGAGTTGGTATTGGTAGCACAAATGCCTTAACTGTAAGAAGAGGATGGTTAGGAACAGGGATTGGTGCTGGATCAACTGGTGATTTGGTAACAAAAGTGATTGGTAATTACAATATTGTTAACAATATATTGCACTTTGTAGATGCTCCATTTGGTAACACACCTCTAGGTGCTGATACAAATCCACCGGATGAAAGAGATTATGTAGGAATTACGACTAGTTCTAGTTTCCAAGGAAGAATTTTCTTGAGAAGTGGTGTTGTAAATGATTCTAACGATGCATATCATGAAAATTATATTTTTGATGATCTATCTCAAGAATTTAATGGTGCTAAAAAAGATTTTACTTTAAAATCAAATGGTTCAAATGTAACTGGAATTGCAACTGAAAATGCCATTATTCTAGTAAATGATATTTACCAAACACCTGGCGGACTTACAGGCGTAATCGCTCCAGTAAATCAATTGGAACAATATACATTATCAGAGAACGCAGGAATTACATCAATTTCATTCGTAGGATCTGCAGTATCTACTACAGCAGACGTGAGAACTTCTACAGTCCCTGTTGGTGGAATAATTGTTTCGGTTGCTTCATCTGAAGGATTTGGTTATCAACCTTTAGTCGCTGCCGGAGGCACTGCAATAGTTTCTGCTGCTGGAACTATTCAATCTATTAGCATAGGTAATAGTGGTTCTGGATATAGAGCAGGAATTCAAACTAATGTAAATGTAGGAGTAGCTACTACCTCTCTTACTGGATCTAATAGAGTAAACATTGGAACCGCTACTATAAGTGGAGGTAATATTGTAAGCATTGCTATAACAAATCCAGGATCTGGTTATTCTTCATCAAATCCTCCTCTGGTTATTATTGATGATCCATTAAGTTATAGCAATATTCCATTAATTTATAGTTCTACTTCTGCTGGTCTTGGAACTGGTGCAAAAGTAGACATTGTAGTTGGTCAAGGTTCTAGTGTCATTGATTTCACAATCAAAAATACGGGATATGGTTATTGAAATAATCAAACACTGACCGTTGCTATTGGAGGCACTATTGGTATTCCAACTGACACGAGTAAGACTTTTGAAGAATTTAAAATTGATATTGAAGAAATTGTTAGTGATGAATTTACAGGATGGTCAGTTGGTGAATTACAAGTTATTGATAATGTTGAAAAATTTGTAAATGGAACTAGAACTAATTTCCCAATCGAGGTTGATGGAGTCATTACTTCAATTGTAGCTGGTAAAGGATCCAAAGTAAATGTTCAGGATGTAATTCTAGTATTTGTTAACAACATACTTCAAGTTCCTGGTAAAGGTTACATATTTAATGGAGGTTCTCAAATTGAGTTTACAGAAGCACCCAAGGTTGGTGATACCATTGAAATTATTTTCTATAAAGGAACTGGTGCTCAGGACGTTGTATTAAGGGAGATTATTGAAACCGTTAAGGAAGGTGACACTTTACAAATTCAAAATAATGACATTTTTACAAGTGAAGAAAAACGATCAGTTAATTTTGTATCTGGAACGGATGTTGCAGAAACAAATCCTTACTCTGGACCTGGTAATATTCAAAACACTGCTTTACTTAGACCAGTTGTTTGGTGTAGACAAACTGAAGATAAAATTATCAATGAAAAAGAGGTAGGAAAAGAAAGAGAACTCTATGAACCCGTTGTTAATCCAACAGCAAATATTATTAAAACAGTCGCAGTAGGTTCAACTCAAATTTATGTTGATACACTTAGACCTCTCTTTAATATTCGTAATGAAATCACCGATAAAGTAAATCTTACCTTCCAGAATAAAGTTAAATTTATTCCTCAAGATGATAAAGTTTCTGCGGCAGGAACTGCAATTGTCTCTATCGCCGGAACAATTACCTCTGTAGCAATTTCCACAGGTGGTGTGGGTTATTCAACTGCGTTAGTAAGTTTTGGTAGCACAAATGGTGTTGGAATTGGTACAACAACTACTGCCCTTGGTACGGTAACAATCGGTGCTGCGGGAACAATTACTGGTGTTGCTATTACAAATCCTGGTCTTGGTTATACACAAACCAATCCTCCTCTTGTTCTATTCAGTCCTCCTACAAGAGGAGTCGAAGAGAATGAAGTAAATTCCTTTAATGGGGATAATGGAGTAATTGTTGGATTTGGAACCACATCAGTCGGAATTGGAACTACTCAGTTTATCTTTGATTTACATATTCCTCTCAGCTCTTTCTTGAGAAATGTTGGTTATAACACTGATATTGTTGCAACAGCAGTTACAGCAAGTTCACTAAGTGCTGGTGATTACTTCATGGTATTTAATTCAAATGTAGGATCCGCTTCAACGTCTATTACTGCGCTTGATACATCTGGTAACACAGTTGGAATTGGAACTTCAAATATTGATAATATATACTTCGTACAAAGTGCAGAAACCGTTTTCAGACCAACAGGAGTAAATTCTGAGGGTGTAGGAATCGGCACATCACATATTACAAGAGTATTTGTTAATGTTGATAATAACTTCCCCTATGGAACTGGAATTCAAACATCTAATGCATTTGGTGAGTTTAGTTGGGGTAGAATAGATCTTAAATCAAGATCTAAAGTAACTTCTTATAGCGCATTTACCGAGGGTGGAATTGGTGGTATATCTACCTCTACATTCGTTCAAAGGTCTAAATCGTTGAGGTTCAAAAATTATGACATTTGACACTAATAAATAAAGAAAAAACTATGTCCAATGGCTGCAATTATAACTGATCAAATTAGGATATTAAATGCCAAGAATTTTGTTGCAGGCGTAACTACGTCCACAAATGCATATTATTCTTTCATTGGATTGACGAATGCAACTGATTTCAGTTCTACCTGGGATCAAGATCCTCCATCACCAAAAGATAGTTTTGATGAGGAAAATCAATATTGGGATTCAATGGTTGCTCTTAAAAAGATCAACTCATCTGATGTAAGACAAGTTGTAACAAAAAGAAATTGGTCTTCTGGTACAACTTACGATATGTATCGTCACAACTATAGCAGAACAAATACTGCTGCTGTGACTGGTGCCACTAATTTATATGCTGCTTCATATTATGTAATTAATAGTGATTTTAGAGTCTACATATGCATTCAAAATGGAACCACTCCTGATACACCGAATGGTGCTCCATCACTTGACGAACCAACTCATATTGATTTAGAACCAAGAGCAGCTGGAACTAGTGGAGATGGATATCTTTGGAAATATCTTTACTCTATTAAACCTAGTGATATTGTAAAATTTGAAGCAACTGCTTTCATGCCTGTTCCTCTTGATTGGAGCACCAGCACAGAAAATGAACTTGTTAGAGATAATGCAGTAGATGGTTCTATTAAAGTTGCTGTTGTCACAGATAGAGGTGTTGGTGTAGGACCAGTTGGTGCTACACGTTATGCTAATGTTCCAATCAAAGGTGATGGATCTGGTGCTGAATGCACTATTGTTACCACAAATGACCAGAGAGTTGATTCTATTACTATAACAAATCAGGGATCTGGATACACTTATGGTAATGTGGATTTAATTGCAGGTAACGTTCCTACTGGTACAACTAGACCAACATTTGATGTAATTATTTCTCCTCAAGGAGGACATGGTGCAGATATTTACAGAGAATTGGGAGCAACAAATGTTCTTTTATATTCTCGAATTGAAAATGATAACGAAAACCCTGACTTTATCACTGGTAATCAGATCGCAAGAGTTGGTTTAGTTGAAAATCCTAGAACAACATCAAATACACTTTTATCCGCTGATAAAGCAAGTGCAGTTGGCGCTTTAAAATTAGCAGGAGCAGGATATAGTTCTGCTGCATTTACTGCTGATTCATATTTTGTTCAAACTGTTTCTACAGGATCAACTGCTCAGGGAAGAGTCATTAGTTATAATCAAACAACAGGTGTCTTGAAGTATTGGCAAGATAGAACAGTTGCTGGTTTTAATACCGTTGGAACTGCTCAGACATCACCTACATATGGTTTTGACTTGACGGAGTTTACATCTGCTCCAGGCACTGGAGGTAGTTTGACAATTACTCCAACAGCAGGTGTTGATTTACAAATTGACTCTAACTTTAGCGGTATCCAAACAACAATAAATAGTAGGACATATAATCTTGGTCTTACTTTTACAGATGGTATTGCTCCTGCAGAAGTGAAAAAATATGCAGGGAACATTGTTTACGTTGATAACAGACCATCAATAACAAGGTCATCAAACCAAAAAGAAGATATCAAAATTGTTTTGCAGTTCTAAAGAATTATGCCACAGCAGACGAACCTCAACGTAGCACCATATTTTGATGAC